GGATTATCAAATAACTGTATATTTTCATTAGACACATTTGGAAACTTTGTACCAAAGATAGCTTGTCCCGGTGCTCCACCCTGTCTTCTAAACACTTTGCCCGGATACACAGATAAGTCCTGTCCCGGAACTAAGTTAGTCTCGTCTACTTCTATAAGTAAGTTACCTGATAACACTGCATTATCAACTGCCATTCTCATAAAACCATTCATCAATGTTTGTGTGTCATCCATGTTCTCTGCAATACCAACACCAAAAAATGAATATGGGTTTAGTTCATACGGAACTGCCATGTATGGTATCTTAGCAGGTTTGAATGGATTAAGAACCATTCTTAATAACTTACCATCACAAATCCAAATGTTTGCTTGTAACTCATCAAAGTCTTTTAACTCATCAGGTATTTCTACTTCGTTGTCTATTAGAAGTTGTGTATCACACATACCCCAATATTCTAAGACTTCAAAGCGATACACACCATGTTCAGGTGCATAGTCTGATAAATCATCTTCCCAATACTTCTTAACATAAGACTCACCTGACTCAACAACTTGATCTATGACGTTACCTCTAAAGTAAGGTCGCTTCTTGAGAGAACGTAGTTGTGATCTAGACATCTTATGTCTTTCAATAACATACTGTGCCTCATCCATATTGTTAGCATCAGGATCAGGGTAAAAATTCCAAACAGATACATGTGATGTTGAAGGAACTGTTTTAAACATAGGACTATACTCACCTTCATCATCCCAATTAGGATACTCCTTATCTATAGCAAAAGGTCCTTTCATAACACCTGTGCCAAACAAAGACATCTCAAAAGCAGTGCTTCTTAGTTGTTTAGTAGCACCTGACTCTTGCAATTGATCCATAATCTTTTGTTCCATGTTTTTAGCTGCAACCATAGCAGGACTAAATGTAACTGCAGTAGGTGTTTTACCTGTTTCTTCTTTTAAATTATCAATGCCCTCTAGTTTTTCTTGAAGAGGTCCAAGATTTTCAAGTAAACTTTTTTCAGTCGCACCTTTTGGAAAATCCATTCCATCGCCTTCAAAGCCATACGGAGAAGTCTCTTGACCCCTGCCACGCAACTCTTCAGGTTCTTTCGGGTCAAAACTGACATCCTTCGCCACACCTTCTGGTAACATTGTTGGCTCAACACTAATAGGAAATTTGTTACCTGCAAATAGCACGTCAACAATTTGTCCGTAAGCTGCGAGAGTTTTAGTTTTCGTAACTTTGATAAAAACTCTTGACTTTTCTGCTTCAGTAAATTGTACATCGCTTCCATATATCCCCCTATAGTTGGTGTAAGAACGTAACCATCGTTCCTCATCATTTCTTCTGTAGTCTTCTGCTCTATCATATCTTTCTTGTACAAAAGGTATTATACCATTTACACCTGTATCCGATAGTTCAGAATCATCCGTATCATCTAATGCTATTGCATCATCTTCAATCATAATTTCATTGTTTTCTTCTGCCATATTAATATCCAAAAGTTGAGTCTGCTATTGGCATACCTTGAGAAGGTCTACCCACAGGGTCATAGTCAAATATACTAAATCTAGGTCTTGACATAATACCATATCTTAATGCATCATAGATATGATCTTCGGCTTTGGTATCCACGTCTTCAGGATTCCTTTTATCTAGAGGTATTGCAGGTATCTGTGATATAGTATTTGTACACGTGTTAAAGAACACCATTCTTGGTTGTTCTGTAAACTCATCTACTTGTAGTCTTCTATGTACTTCGTTTTTACCTGCAACACGACTACCCTTACTTCTATCTGAAGGTCTCCAACGACACCCTCGTTGTATCATCTGTTCAGCAAGAGAAGGACCAGTATCACCCCTCCTGTGCCAAAGAGAACTGTCCAAAACACCATACTTAATATTTCCATCATCAGCTTCTAGTTCTAGTATCATATCTGCCAAATCTGTGGCAAGGACTTTGCTAACGTACAACTCTCTATATATAATAATCTGTTCATCTGGAGAAACAGCAAACCACAACACCCCACTATAAGAGCCATAACCATAGTCACAAGCACGAAATTTAACCCAATTTCTTGGAATGTCAAAAGGTTCAATAACGTGAATATCCCTATTAAACTCAGAGAAAGCAGCACCTTCTTTAATATCCCAATCACCTTCAAGCAACTGCTTTCGTTGGTGTTCAGGGAGGGATAGAAGCATCGCTTCATAATCTCCTTGAGCCGACAGATATGGATTATCAGATAATCTAGCAGGTATGAATCTTCGTTGAAATAGTGCTTGACCTGCTTTTTCGTGATTGCTAGGATATTGCAAAACCTGTCCTGTCTCAATATTTGTGGCATCAAAGTTCTTTCCATAAGGTGCAGGGTCAATAAACATTCTTTTGACCCACTGATGTCCCGGACCTCCGGGGTTCGTTGTTGCTCTCATATAGACAGGTAAATCAGGAGCAGTAGAACGAAGTCTTGACCTCATGTAGTTCCACGCATAAGGAGTTGCCCATTGCGTCAATTCATCAAAGCCTATCCAACTAAAGGCTAAACCTTGATATCTTAGAACATCATCATCTCTATCTAGATATGACATCCAAAGTCTAGCACCTGATGGTGCTTCCCATTGCATCTTTCTTTCCGACCACTTGATCCCCTTCCATATTTGAGGATATAGTTCTTTTGACTTAAATATAAGTTCTCGTAATTCTTCTGTTGTATGTCTTAATAATAATCCACTAAATGATGGATGACCCATATAACGTAGTGGGTCTGCTAACATAGCATATGACTTACCACCACCTGCACTACCACCATACAATACTTCTCGTTCACTCGCTGCAAGAAACTCTGTTTGAGGTCCTTCATTAGGTTTAAAGATGATCTTCTGTTCTTCTATAGGAACTTGTTCAATATCATCTATTATTTTTATTTTAGGCTTTTGCTCCTGTTCTGCCTTCTTCAATCTCTTTTGCCTTTTGGATTGCTTTCTCGGCATACTCGGACCATTTTCTAAGAGTTCTAGCTTTGTTCTTACGTTGTTGCTCATGCATTAATCTTTTTCTTAATCCCACGTGAGATATAGTTCTTCCTGTTTTAGTAGTTAGCCAATTAGCTACCTCACGATATGAATATTGATTTACATATTTTCTAGCTAACTCTATAGCTTCTAACTCGTAAGGCACAGGATCAAGTAAGTCACTATCCTCTTCATTAAGTTTATAACCAAAAGGTATAGTCCTTGCTATACGTGGTATCTGTATCCAATCTTTTTGTTCTTCGTCTTTTAAATCGGTTGGTTGTGGTAACTTCCACTTTCCTAAACTTCTATCCATTTTCCTTTTTTGGTGGTAATAACATCACTCCACCTGATGCTTCCACCTGCACCTTTTCTGTTTTAGTCAAACCTACTCTGTCTAATAATTCTTTAGCAGCAGATAATCTATCTCTTATACCGAGTTGTGTAGGTTCATCAACTCCACTCACCATAGCCACTGCTGCCTTCGGAGCATTCCTACTCATAAACATTTGAGTAGCTTCCATGATTTCATCTTTCATTGATGCAACAATAGAGGAAGTTGCAGAGTGCTCAGAATATCCTGCTAATAGTTTTGCTTGTACAACATCACCATTAGCTTCTTCAAATAAAACTTCTAGAAACTTTTTTTGTCTTTCAGTTAATTCTCTTTTTGTCAATGTGGTATTCCTTGTGTTACAACTCTATCTATAAGACGTTGTGCTCTGTTAGTTGTCTGTTTGTACCAACGTGAGTCTTCCATCTGATTTGCCATTTCTTGATAGTCTTCTGCTTCTACTGCAGCTATCATCTTCTTAAATTTAGATAAACGAGGTTTTCCGAGTTGAAATGACATGTTTATTAATACGTGTTGTATATCTTCAGGGAGCTTATCAAAAGCACTGAATATAGTTTGACAGTCTTGTATTGCAACTTGTACATCACTTAAAAACCAATCGTGTACTTGTTGTTCAGGTACAGGATATCCTACAGGTTTACCATAGTAATCTACATCCCATTCTGTTATAAGATGCCCTATCCCCCCAGTCAAATGATTTTCTGAGCAATAGTACAATTCATACTTTACACCCTCATCTGCCTCAATTTCTTCTCTTAAAGTATTTATATTCATCGTCTAAGTCCTAGTTCCAGTTGTTTCTTACGTATCTCTTTGACGTGTAAGTGCCAAAAATAGTTACCTATTTTACATATTATACTTGATAATTTTAAAAATGTCAATGCTTTTATACTCATGTTATTCCTATTGATAATATGGAGCGACTGTGGAATTAGGGTCTTCTATACCTTCAACTGCTAACACTTCAGGTATATAATGTTTTAACATATTTTCTATTCCCATTTTTAATGTTTGTGTTGACATGGCACATCCACTACAAGCACCACTTAAAAATATTGTAGCTACACCATCTTTAAATGATTGTAACTTAACGTGACCACCATGCATCTGAACACTAGGTAGTATGTAATCTTCTATTATTTTATTTATTGCAGATACTGTGTCTTGCATTATTTCTTCTTTAACATCTTTGCTGCTTGTCCTACACCTTTAATACCAAAAGATGCAGATATGGCTATATATAATAGATACTGATACCAATCAGGAAGTGTTGCTAGTATCTCAAAACCCTCTTTTACATATTCTCTCATACCGGGTATGAATACTAAAATTGCAGGAGCTAATAGCACCACTAAGGCAAACTCGTCTTTCCAACTATCCACTGTAGCATCTGCCATCTTGCCTTCCCACTCAACCTGACCTGTTGCAACTTTTTCTGCAACAGTAGCACGAGCTTTTGCCTCTGCAACTTTAGCTTGTCCATCTGCCTTTGTTTTTTCTATTTTGTTTTGAAACCACGTTCCTGCGAGATTTGCGATTGGTCCTATTAGTGCTTGTATCATTTTTTAACTTCTCTTTTATTCTTTCCTGTTTTAATTTTTCTTTTAACTTAGCTGTATCTACGAAATCTTGATGTTTTCTTTGCAATCTTTTTGGGCTGTTTAGATACCTGTTTACCTGCTCTAGTTGCTTTGCGTTTAGCAGCCGAAGAACGGGCATATTCACTGGGCGAAAGAGCCTTAATCGCTTTTTCAGGTAAGTAACGCTCACCAGTTGCTTTACTCCCTTGTGTACTAGGTTTACCAGATTTTGTTCGCCATTTTTGTTTTGTCCACGCAACTAGTGACCTCTGTGATTTTTTTAATGCCATTATAGTTTACCCATCCATTTTGCTAATAGCCATGCTAGTATTCCTGCAAAGAATAGTATGAAGATAAATGCTATTCCATATCCTGCATATTCTATTAACTCTTGTCTACGTTTCTCTGCCATCTTTTCTGCATATCGTCTAGACTTTCTAGCCTCGGCTTGAAACCTTTGCCAATCTTGCCAAAGTCCGGGTCTGCCTAGATAAATCATTATCTTTTTGAGTTCTTCCTCTTTCTCTCTTATCTGCTCAAGAGCCATGAACTCTTCTAAATCTGATCCACCACCACTAGCTTTTTTCTTGTTTGCTTTCTTTTCTAACTGCTCTTTTGAGAATACAAAGTCTGATATCTGTTTTACACAACCTGAAAGTTCTTTTCCGTTTGACACGAAATTTTTTATTATTCCAAAAGCAGCATTCGCTGCAGCTAGTTCTGCTAACATTTTATTTCCTTATAGGTTTGCAATATGCAGTTATTCGTTGATTTCCATCCTCTGTTGGTATAGCTGGTTGGTTATGCAGACGTTCTGCAAAGTATAGACATTTATCAATATCTTCAAATCTTTGGGTTTGGTTTATAACTCTTGTGTCAATCATAAACACAAGAAGAAACTCTATCATACAGGTACTCCCTGCACCTCATCATCTTCTTCGTGACACTCACAGTTGCATTCGTCACAATCACAATTATAACATTCACAAGTATCACATCTTTTTCTTTTTTCGTTCATTTGCTTTTTTTAAACTTTCTTTTGCTTTTTTAAATATTGCGACAACCTCAGTCTTGCCCATCACTTTAGCTCTTTGCTCACCGACTGTAAGTATCTGTATCTTTCTCGCATATGGTTTATTGATCTTTTTAACTTTTGCAACTGTGGCTCTTGCGTCTGTTGGAGTGGCAAACTTGATGCTAACTGTGTCTTTAGGGTTTTCATCCGTATACAGTCTTCTGCCACTGCCTTTTGGTTTTTTTCCTGTGCCAACTTTAGGATCTCTTTTTTTTCTTGACAACTTTCTTGTATCCCTTCTTTTGGTCTTTCATAATCTTTGTCAAAGTTTTAGCTTGACTAGCATGAGCCTTAGACGCTTTTTTTAATTTACCTATAACTTTATTTAGTGGCTTTGTATAGTGTGGCATTAGTTTCTATAGCCTCCACCTGCTTTCTTATAGGCTTTAGCCATCATTTGAGCTTTACGTGCAGACCATTGTCCGGGTCTACCACCTTTACCCCCTGCTTTTATTCTGTTGAATATTCTTTTACGCAGAGTAGGTTTTGTGTAGTTACCTGCTTTGTTTACTGTGCTTTTACTTTTTCTTTTTATTGCCATTTTTCTTTGCCTTTGAAGGTAACAATCCCTTATTCACTGCACGTGCTCGTTCAGAAAAGCCAAGTTTTTGTTTATTTCTTAGCTTTCTTCTTATTGTTTTTAGTTTTGCCACCATCGGAATATAGATTGTTAAATGTTGTAAAAGGGTCTAGATAGGACTCATGTGCCTCTGCAGAGTGTATCCACTGTGAAGGAGCAAAGTCAGGAGCACCTTCTCCTGTAACCCATAATGCAGGACTTGTCGCTCTTACTCTATTGTTTGGTAATGCTACAATGTTACCTGTCCACTTACCTGCGTCTAACAAATACATCACATGTGATTGTTTATGTTGTGCAGGATCATCTGCTATATCGCTATCTGTATAGTCTACTGTGAATAAATATTTCGCAGTATAAAATGCATTGTCTATTTTACAGAGCCATGGGGAAGAACTGACCCTATCCATAACAATGACACTATGGTTTCTAGCTTCACAGTCCCATGGTTGACATAAATGGTCTTCCATGGGTTCTGCCCATTCATCTACAGGTATATCTGCTACAAGTGCCTGTATCGGCATTCTTGCCCACATTGCACCACCATGTACATTATCGTCTTCTGTACAACCTGTGAATACAACTTGGAAGCTCAATGACCTATCGGGTATGGTATTGACTGCAAAAGCTAACGCATGAAGGAACTCACCATGATATTGTTGGTGATTACAAGTGAACTCTCTTCGCACCCAACACTTGAAGTGTGGGATGTTACTAATGAGGTAAGACATTATCTACGTCTAGCTGCTCCACCTCTAGCCATCATTTTGGACTTTTTCTTTGCTGCCCCACCATACATCATTTTCATTTTCTTTGGAGCACCACCTTTAGCCATCATCTTTGACTTTTTCTTCGCAGCACCACCCTTATTCATCATTTTAGATTTCTTTTTACCATGCATCGGCATATCTTGTTTCTCCTTCTATGCAGTTCTATGAAGTTTACCTGCAGTCCTAGTTCTGCGATAACTTCTATTCTTACTCTGTCTTTGTACAGTAAGATTCTTGGGTCTATTGTCTCTAGGATTCCCATTCTTATGGGAGACATCTTTTTTATCTCCCTTAGTCACTTTACCTTTTTTTATCATGATACGTCTAGCTGCGTTTCTACTAGCTCTGTCTTTTTTCTGTTTCTGTTGCTTTTGATATTTTCTATATTCAGAAGCATAGTTACGAGAGGTCATGATTTCTTTTTGCCTTTACCTTTGCCTTTTTTCTTTTTCATCATGTCTATAGAAATAACAAGCATACCTTTTGCTGCTTTTCTGTAGTCTGTGTTACTGACTCTAGGCTTTTTACTAGGCATTGGCATACCACCACCATATAAAAATCCCATTTTGTTTCTTACTTTTGTAGGTAGTTTAGATAATCCTTTGCCTTTATTTCCTTCAGGAACAGGTTTTAATCCTTTACCACCACCTTGAAACAATTTAACTTTGGCTTGTTTTTTCATTTCTTCTGTCATCTCCATATCTTTTGATGCCACTTTTGTAGGTAATTTTAGTTTTATGCCCTTTGGTAGTTTATCTACATTAGCTAATTTTTGATTAGCTTCTTTTAATTTACTTACAGTTGTGCCTAACATTTTAGCTATTTTACCAATACTGTCTCCACTTTTTGTAGTATAAGTTGCTAATTTATTTTTGACTTGTTGGTCTTTCTTTTTTGTTAGAGCCTGTTCTTCAGCTTGTTTTATTGCAGGACTACTCATGTTAACATCTCCATCTTCTTCTTGCTTGTCTCAAGCGACTATTGGGATTTTTGGCTGCTTTAGGAAACTTTTTCATTTGTCCTGCACTTCTTGCACAGAATGATTTACGTCTAGCTGCTCTTTTACCCTTTGGATTCTTTTCTGTTACTGCTGTTTTAAGTTTTGAACCGGGATTCTGCCTACGATACTTGGCTACACCTTTTTTGGTCATACCTGCACCCTGTTTAGTAGGTCGCATGTCACCACTTTTTTGTGTAAAACCTTTTAATCCACCTCTTTTACGTTTTTCTGCCATGTTGTTTTAACTTTATCCTTTTCAATCATACATTTATATTTCAAAGCATAAAAGTTGGGCATGTACGAGGGTAACTCTACTGCTATCTCATATGCTCTTTCAACACATTGCTTCTCAGTTTTGTATGGTCCTTCTAAATCCTCTAGCGTATGGCATATATTATTTGTACCCATTAAGCATACAAGGACAAATGCCTCAAACATCGTCTAACATCCCTTCATGTTTCATTGCGTTCTCTACGTGTTTTAGTGTATATCTCTTGCCTGTCTTCGCTTCTATTGCTGCACGGACATAAAACACGGAACTATGGGGTATATGTAAGCGATTTAAGGTATTCGTATGTATAGCATGGTAAAATGCTTCTAACATATTCTCTGGTGTATATAGTTTTACTGATTTTCTTGGCATTGTCAAGCCTTATTATTATTTATCACGGAAATAGTCATATAGGGGAAGGTTCATTTAAAGTGTATTACATATATATGTTATTTATATCATTATTATGTGTATACACTCTCCGTGTACAACCTGTTATACATAATTATAACGCACTTTTATTGTTTTGTCAATACCCGTTTTAAAAAATCAATAAAATCAATATGCTAGGAGAGTGGCATTTATCAGTTACTCTTTGTGGTTAACACTTAATTTTACCTATCTGTGTATTTATCTGTATATGCGTACTGTACGGGGGGTGGTGGCAGTGGCATAGTGCGTTGAAAACTGACAATTTTTTAACAAAAGCCTTGTTTCTGCAGGAAAAATAATGTTTTTATGTCCCAAGTTGGGACATTTTACCCATTAAACACTTGATATTGCTAGTTTTTTTCTATTTATAGCAAGTGTTAGTGTATCACTTGCCAATGTTTCACGTGAAACAATGTTAACAATCTCAAAAAGTGATACGTATTTGATGAATGGATGCATACCCTACCCATACCTAGTTTGTTCCTGTTTCGTTCTCATAGTTAACAATGTTAAACAAATACTATGTTAGGCTATTTGGCTTCCACGTTGGATTGCAGCCATTTTTAACGTGTCCCAACTTGGGACATTTGACAATGTTTTGAAAGTATGCATAATCAAAATCATCAAGTCATTAATCAACTAGAAAAGGAAAAACAAAATGACAAATACAAACGCTAAAGATTTTATTTCACTTTATGTAACAAGAGCTAATAGACTTAATAATGACATTTTTAAGGACTTGTCCCAAGGTGTAGATAGTACAACTTATAAGGCTTGTATTGAGCTTACAACTTTATCAAATGAAGAATTAATTGATATGGGTTACAAGGCTTTATTTGAGTACAAGAAAAATTCAAAAGGGAAAAAAGTATTAGTCAAGAAAAGACAATTCAAAAATGATGCTAGTGCTTACAAGTCTATCATTGAGAATATTGATAAGATTGTAGAATTTGCTTCTACACCTGAAGCCAAGGCTTCCAAGGTAAATGGTGTTAGGGGTGTAGTTTCAAAAACTAATGCTTACTTTAACCCAAAAGATAATTCTTCTGACAAGGATAATTCTTCTGACAAGGATAATTCTTCTGATGAGTCCCAAGTTGGGACACCTAGAACTAAAGAGGAAGTTCTTAAAAACTTTGCAGATATTTGGGTTGCAGAATTTGGTGAAGATTTACTTTCTATGATTGAGTATGCAACTTCTGAAGAAGGTGTAAAAATTTCAGATTATTCAGTTGAGCAAGTCGCTAAAAAATCTGCATAAAAAATAAAATCAAGTCCCAAGTCAGAAATGGCTTGGGATTTTTTTTGTGCCTAAATTCTGCTCATCATAATTATGATAGTAGGTTAGAGGTTATAGGTTATAGATGATGACAGTAGGTTGTAGGTTATAGGTTATAGATTAAGTGTCCCAAGTTGGGACTTCCATGTCCCATTTGACATTTATTTTGTATGTGGTATAGTGTAAGCATACTTAATAAAAGTATTGTTTTCAACGAGTTAGATGTCCCAAGTTGGGACAGAAAGGATAGACATGACAATCACTAAAGGCGAAAGTGCTTACATCAAACTAGCATTTGAGAATGGGAAGCCAACCCCTGCTAGGTACACCAAAACCCTCAAGTCTTCTTGGGACTTCGTACCTGATGCAGAACGTAAGCAAACTATATCCATGTACCCTATCATGATTAGTGGTGCATTGGGTAGCGACAATGCCATGCACGATTACCTTATGGCTAAACGTGATGAGCATAGGCGAAGTGTATTAGACAAAGCTAGTGCATTCGTTAAAAAGCAAAGAGCAAAAATGTCCCAAGTTGGGACTTCAACAAATGAGGAGAAGTAGATGTTAGAAAAATTAGGTGGTATATTTTTATTGATAGCTTCTGTGGTTATTTTAGTTATCATGGGTAATGACATACTCTATAACACAGGACTTATACAACTCGCTATATATACAATGGGTGTACTAGGATTAAGTGGTGCAGTATATACATTATTGAAAATATGATGTCCCATTTGACAATGCTTATATCCTGTGGTAGGGTGTAAGCAAGATAAACATTAACATTTAACAAAGGAGATTTTATATGTTTATTATTTTAGCTACCAAGCCATTAAATGATGGCACTAAGGGTTTTAGATTCAACTTTCTAGGTCAGAAAGGCTTCTACAGAAAAAGAGCTTCTACCTCAAGAGGTTGGACTGTTCAACAAGGCGATACGTTTAAGCAGTATCACATAGGTAAACGTACCCTTGCTTTTGAACACAAAGCACCTGTAAGGCAACTGCGACACTTTGCAGGATAATGTCCCAAGTTGGGACACACCAAGCTAGGCATCTTATAAAACTGCCTACTTAAATTAACCAATATTTGTGGAGTTACATATGTTACAAGCAATTCATACGTCAAAAATGACAGGCAAACTTATTGAGCTAGAGGCTATTAGTGATGATACACCTAGCAATGGCTTTTGTTACGACAGATACATCAAGGCTAAAGAAAAGAATGAAAAGGCAGGATATGTCGTAGATATTTGTGGAGAGTGCTATAGCCACACTATGCTCAGTACGTATCGCAAAAACATGAGACCTGCATTGGCTCGTAATGAGTTCCTTGCAGAACGATTGCTTGAACCACATGAGTTGCCTACATATCTCAAGGCTTTCATGCGACTTGATGCACATGGCGAATTACGTACTGAAACTGTTGATCCTGCGAATGGCAAAGTTATCAGGACATACGATAAGTTTACACACATAGAGAACTTCTGTCGTATTGCAGAACACAACCCACATTGTACGTTTACGTTGTGGACTAAACGCACAGATATTATTAAACCATTTTTTGATTCAAGAGATAAACCTAAAAACCTTATTATCATTTACAGTAATCCAAAAGTAGGTACAATCTTGAGCAAACCACCCAAGCACTTTGACAAGACATTCAATAATGTGCTAGAACATGAATATGTTGACGATCAGAATTGTACAGGTCAAAAGTGCAAGGATTGTTTGTTGTGCTACAGACATGGCACAACAGACATTATCGTTGAGAAAGTAAAAAAGTATTAACACTAACAATGTCCCAAGTTGGGACAAGGAGTATCAAATGAATACAAAAAACATATCATTAAAAACATCTGTACAGAAGTTTATTGATAATACAATACACCCCTATAGGATTGGAGTATGGGATGGGTTCTATAATACTGAAACAAGAGATAATAAATTTAAAGGTATAGATTCACTTGTTCCTAATTACTTATATAATATAGGATATAGCTTTGGAAACTTTCTAAGACAAACAGACGAAGAACAGAGGAGTAGTACATGAACAATCAAGATACATTTCAAAAGATACCTGTTAGGAAAAAGCCTAATACTAAGAATAAAAATATGTGGAAACTTAACAGGAAGATGCAACGTAAACTTAAACAACAACATCAGGAGAAGTTCTATGGAAGTAAAGCTATTTGGAATTAAAGTCAGAGTCTATTGGAATCTACACAAGAAATGTTGGAGCATACAAGACTGCAAAAGTGGTCTTGTTGTTGACCATAGATCAGGTGTAGTTCTTGAAGGTGGCTTTACTGTTCGCAAGGGTGGACAAAAGCGAGTGCGACAAGAGGGCAAGAAGAATGTTCATGCCTTTGCAGTAGGTTATATAAGCGACTACTATGTATCCACCTCTGAAGCTCTAAAGAAGGAGTTTGCAGATTGGGACAGAGTGAAGTATAATCCTTATACAGATGATTACTTTATGCATCAAGGCATGAGTGATAATCAGTACAAGCCTACTGAGTGGAATGAGATTCCAAAAGATTGGGTTGGCATAATACATATGGACACCTCTGAAGGTGGCAACCCTGAAGTTTACATTTAACCATGTCCCAAGTTGGGACACAACACAGGAGATAAACATGAAAGAATACTTTTTTAAAATACACATTGAAGGTATGAATGGCTACCTTTACTATTCAGTAGAGGCAGAGTCAGAACAAGACGCAGTAGACATGGTAGATTACTACATGCAATCTGCACCACACATAATAGAAAAAGATAACAACTACGTTCAAGGTAAGGAGTTAGTATAATGAAGATACATAAATTAGTAGACGTTCTAGGTGCAATCAACGACACAGGTAAGTTAGCTTGTGATATGTACGATCTAGGCAAGAAGCATTATTATTCAGAGGCACAAGGACAAAAGATACCTGTATCAGAGATGGACTTTCAACACTTGATCAGGGCATTTGTTAAGTTGTGTGAGCAAGAAGATATGCTTGACAGATCAGAGCATATGGGTACAACTAAAGACTTAGTTGCTAAGATAGAAAAACTTGATAGCATAGTAAATGAGAAAGATGATTACATAGATCATCTACGTGAGAAAGTAAAAGGCTTGGAAGATACTGTGCAACATTGGTATAAGAAGTACAATGGCTTAGAAGATTCATCAAAGACTAAGGGACATAGATATGTATTCTGTGAGATACCTAACGATGAGTATGGTAAGAAGTTGACTAGAGGTATGAAAGTATATCTTAACAATGAATCTTATACCATGCGAGTACGAGGGCAACATCTCAAGAAAGAGTTGTATGGACAAGGTAAAGCATATCATGGTGCAAACATAGAAGACTGTACACACTTACGAGTTTACATAGATGCTATTTAAACTATTCTACATTTGCTTTGGTGGGGTAATTATGTTATATATTACCTACATCATGGCAATGGCTATAATAAATACATTTTGTGATTGTTTATAACTAGATGTCCCAAGTTGGGACAAAGGAGATTAGAATGTTACCTAATGATAACGATAAAATATTAATTTTAATTGTGACAGGAATAATTGCATTATTCTTTTCATGCTACATAGGAGTCTAATATGAATGTACTAAGTTTATTTGATGGCATGAGTTGTGGGCAGTTAGCCTTACAACGTGCTAACATACCTGTCCATAGATACTATGCTTGTGAGATAGACAAGTATGCTATGGAGATAACACAAAAGAATTTTCCTAATACAATACAGTTAGGAGATGTTACAAAGTTAAAAGATTGGTATGCTACACGTACCCCATACAACTCTGAACCTATAACTCTACTTCTAGGTGGCTCACCTTGTCAGGGATTTTCTTTTGCAGGAGATCAGTTGGCATTTGATGACCCACGTTCCAAGTTATTCTTTGAGTTTATAAATGTTATGAATGACTTAAAACCTGAGTACGTGCTACTTGAGAATGTTAGAATGAAGAAAGAGTTTGAAGATGTAATCACAGAGCATATGGGATTTCCCCCACAGTTACTTAACTCTAGTGTTAAATCTGCACAGAACAGATGGAGAAACTATTGGTTTGGTAAGAAGATGAATGACCCACTATGTAGTGGTAAGTATATGCAGATACCAATACCACCTATGGAAGATTTAGGTTTAGTGTTACGAGATATACTACAAGAGGATCATGGAGAACCACCTGTACCTATCAATGAACGTAATGCTAGACATCACAAACACCCATACCAAAAGTCTCTGTGTGCTACTGCTACAATGTACAAGGGAGCAGGTAATAATGGTATGACACTTGTTGATAGACTGATACCTGTAGGAGATGCAGAAGAGTATGCACACTACAATTACAGAGCAACAAAGCAAGTGTATCACATGAATGGTAAAGCACCTACACTATTGACCATGCAAGGTGGTAATAGAGAACCAAAGGTAGCTACATATTCTGCCAAGGGTGGTCGCATTGTTAATCGTAGACTAGATGCAGAAGGTGTACGTAAAGATTACCAAATGGATTTACCACTAACACCACAAGTAGAGATACGTGATGACGATAAAACTAATTGTCTTACTACTGTA